ATTTAAAACTGAATTACAGAAAACGGCTGACCAATTTGAAGTTTTAATGACTCCTGCGGAAGAAGCAGAAGAGCAACAAGAAGATCAAATTGAAGAGGTTGTTGAAGAAGTAGTAGAAGAAGCTGAAGAAGAAGAAACTGAAGAATTGTCTGAAGCCACAGCAGAAGATGAAACCGAAGAAGAAATTGAAGAATCAGAAGAAGTAGAAGTAGAAAAAGACGAACAAGAAGCGTTAGAGGAAGAAGAACAACCCAAACTTTACACTGTTAAAATTGATGGCGTAGAACAGCAGGTCACGTTAGACGAACTCCAACAAGGTTATTCTCGTCAGCAAGACTACACTCGTAAAACTCAAGAACTGTCAGGTCAAAGAAAAGACTTTGAAACACAGCAATCAGAGTTAGCGAAAAAGGATGCGATTTACAAAGAATTGCTGCCTAAGATGCAAAAGTCACTAGAAGGTGAACTTGCTAATGAGCCAGATTGGAAATCAATCTATGAGTCAGATCCTATTGCTTATGTAAGGGAAAAAGATTTATGGAATGAAAAAAAAGAGAAGTTTAAGGCTGTTCAGGGTGAACAACAACGGTTACATCAAGAACAATTCCAAAAACATCAAGAGCAAATTAAAAAAGCTGTTGAAGATGGAAATAAAAAACTTCTTGAGGTTGTTCCTGAATGGAAGAATGAAGATGTTGCTCTTAAAGAGAAACAAAGCATTGCAAAGTTTGCAGTAGATGTGCTTGGTTATACAAATGAAGAAATTAGCCAAGTCTATGATTACAGAGCTTTGCTTGGTTTAAGAGGGGCATGGTTACATCATCAAACAGGAAAAGCTATAAAGAAAAAACCAGTTGAAAAGGCTCCAGCTAGAGTGGGTAAACCTGGTAGTGCTAATGTGCCTAAAACAGCAACTCCTTTGAAAAAAGCAAAACAAAAACTGGCTAAAACTGGAAAACTTTCAGATGCAGCTAAAGTTTTTGAAAATTTAATTTAACCCATTTATTTATAAGGAGTAAAAATGGCAAAAGTAACTAACGCTTTCGATACATATACGGCTACTGCTGACAGAGAGGCTTTAAGCAATGTTATCTATAACATCTCTCCAGGCGCTACCCCGTTTATGTCCGCAATCGGAAAAAATAACGTAAAGAATGTAGTATTCGATTGGCAAACAGAATCACTTCCAACAGCAAGTGGTGCTGGCCAACTCGAAGGTTTTGAACTCTCAAGAAGTGCTGCTACAGCAACAACAAGAGTTTCAAACGTATGTCAAATCTCTTCAAGAGATGCAACTGTATCAGGTTCACAAGAATCTTCAGATCCAGCAGGTAAAAAATCTGAAATGGCTCACCAGCTTTCTATAATGTCAAAAGCATTAAAGAGAGATATGGAAACTGCACTTTGTCAAAAAGGTGCTAAAACAACTGGTAATGCTTCTACAGCTAGAGTAACTGGTGGTTTTGAGTCTTGGATTACATCTAATGTAAGCAGAGGCTCAAGCGGTTCTGGTGCTGGTGCTGGTGCAGCCCCAACAGACGGAACACAAAGAGCTCTTACAGAGACTCTTCTTAAAAGTGTTCTTCAGTCTTGCTTCTCCAATGGTGGTGAACCATCA